ACAGGGACTGAGGTGGCGTTTTTTGGGTGTTAAGCTACCCAATGGCCGTTATGTGATGAGTACGGCACTGACCAATGCCTAATAATAACTTGGTGTAGCTTAGCCTGGTCTAAAGCGCCACACTTGGAATGTGGAGATCGGAGGTTCAAATCCTCCCACCTTGACCAATAAAATTATTGTGATAATTTAGATAAGGAAATGGCATGAACCAGCGTGAAAGAGAATTGCGGGATAAGGCATACCCAGCATTAAAAGCATGGTCAAGAGATGATACGAGGGCAGAAATAAAGAGTGTTCTCGATAGGATGGAAACTGATTGGTTGCTCAATACGTTGTTCCCTAAAGAGACAAACACAGAATGGTTGATAGAACTGCGGGATAATTAGAGGAATCATATAAATTAATAGCTTGATGAAATGCGGGTTGAATGAAAGCTGATACAGTAGAAATACAAACTCCTCGCGTTTTCCTGCCTCTTCTACAGCCAAGCCGATACAAAGGCGTATATGGTGGTAGAGGGAGTGGGAAATCCTTTTTCTTTGCCGCACTGTTAGTCGAATATTGTGTTCTTCATCCAGGGACCCGTGCAGTCTGTTTGCGTGAAATACAGAAGTCTTTGAAAGATTCCGCTAAGTTAATCATTGAAGATATGATAAGGCGGCACTTCCCACACTCAGGTTTTCGCATACTGGCAGATAGGATAGAAACTCCTGGCGGTGGATTGATTATTTTTAATGGCTTGAAAGATCAAAACGCGGATAGCATTAAGTCGCTTGAAGGTTTCATGGTGGCTTGGGTGGAAGAAGCACAGGCTCTATCGTCACGATCGCTTAGTTTGCTACGTCCCACAATCCGCGCAGAAGGTTCAGAGCTTTGGTTTTCCTGGAATCCGCAACATAAGAATGATCCTGTTGACAAGTTGCTACGTGATGATGTTCTCCCGCCTGATAGCATTGTTATCGAGGCTAATTATCATAATAATCCATTTTTTCCCAATGTTCTGGAACAGGAACGACTCTTTGACAAGGATAACGACCCAGATCAATATCCTCATATCTGGGAAGGCAAATATGCTACAGTTAATAGGGGCGCATATTATGCTTCACGTTTAATGGAAGCCAGAAAAGAAAACCGGATTGGCAATGTAGGCGAAGATCCATTAATGACCAAATATGCTGTATGGGATATTGGTGGGACAGGTCGCAAAGCGGATGCAACGGCTATTTGGATTTGCCAATTCATTGGGAAAGAAGTTCGGCTGTTAAATTATTATGAAGCACAGGGGCAGGATTTAGCAACACATATTGGCTGGCTAAAATCTCACGGTTATGGCGATGTTAATTGCAAACTTCCTCATGACGGTGCGACGAATGATAAAGTTTATGATGTGAGCTATGAAAGCGCATTAAGGGCGGCAGGATTTGAAGTTGAGGTTATCCCTAATCAGGGTAAGGGTGCTGCAATGGCGCGTGTGGATGCAGGGCGCCGAATGTTCCCATCTATATGGGTCAATAAGGAAACTTGTGAATATGGCCTAGATGCGTTAGGATGGTACCATGAAAAAATAGATGAAACCCGACAAATTGGGTTAGGACCGGACCATGATTGGTCAAGTCATTGTGCCGATGCATTTGGATTAATTGCTGTTATTTATGAAATTATGACGCAGACAAAACAACCACGCCGTAGATTGCAAACCGTGAGTATGCCGTAATGTTAAACGATCAAGAAATATTAAACGCAGTCCGGGCAGAGGCTGCAAATACGATTGGAACCTCTCATACTGATAGCGAATTAGGACAGCAACGTTCAGAAGCTATTGATTATTATCATGGCAAAATGGATGATTTCCCCCCACTTCCAGGATGGTCTAAGGTCACGATGCGGGATGTATTCGAAACCATTGAATCCATTATGCCTGATTTGCTTGAAATATTTGCCTCTTCAGAAGATGTTATGGAGTTTCTCCCGGAAGACGAAGATGATGTTATCAAGGCTCAGGAAGAAACCGATGTTGTTAATCATGTATTTTATCAACAGAATGCCGGGTTTCTAGTCCTCTACACCTATTTCAAAGATGCCTTGATGGCAAAGAATGGTTTTACCAAAACCTGGTGGGAAGAAAAAGAAACGGATGAAATAGAAGAATATTTCGATATTGATGATGAGGCCTTGGCAACATTAGAGAATGATGATGCTATTGAAATTACCGATGTTGAAACAACAATCGAGAAGACAGGAGAATTTGCGCCGTCGATTATTGTGGAAGACGGGCAACCCATACAAGGGCCAGAGATAGAAATAACAATCACTACTCATAATGTTACCGCCAAGCGTTCCAGAGATTCTTCACAAGTCCGTGTCCAGGCTATTCCCCCCGAAGAAGTCGCAATTAGCCGGGAAGCTCTGAGCCTTCAAACCGCCGCTTTAGTTCGTCATGTCCCAAAACATGTAACGCGCACTCAACTATTGGAACTTGGCATTGATAAAGCTAAAGTTGATAAATTGATGACATTGGGCGTTAGGGATACCGAAGAAGAACTTGCGCGTGATACTCTTTTCAAGCATGAGCGCCACAAAAAGACTACCAATAAGGAAACCCAAAGAGTCGATGTGGCTGACAATTATATCCGATTAGATGTTAATGAAAATGGAAAATCTGAGCTTTGGCATGTTATGACTGGGTCACATGATACGGTTCTTTTGAGCAAAACCAGAATAACTCGTGTTCCAATTTCCACTATTACCCCAATTATTGAACCACACCAAATTTTTGGTATTTCAATTGCAGATTTGGTGGTGGATATACAAAGGATCAGAACTTTCTTAGTCCGGGCTGCTTTGGATAACGCGGCGGCGGTTAACAACCAACGTCCTATTATTAGCGTAAATGGAGCCACGGCAAGCACGGTTGATGATGTATTGATGAACCGGCCTGGCTCTCCCATTATGGTGCGCGGTGATGTAAGGCAGGCATTTACTTATGCTGAAAACAATATTATCGCCGGGGATATGGTAAATCTCACTCAATATTTCGATACAGTGCGAACAGAACGGACAGGTGTGCAACGGTTCGGACAAAAAATGGACCCGAATGCAATCCGTAAAGATATAACCGCCACTGAATTCGCAGGCACGCAAGCCGATACATTGAAGTCCACTAAGTTAATCGCTCGCATCTTTGCTGAAACTGGTCTCAAAGATTTGATGATTAATATCCATCATACTTTGAAATCTCATTCTGGTGACAAGAAACTATCTCTTAGACTTAGTGGTGCCTTTACCGATATAGATCCACGCAGTTGGATTAATCGGACAGATATGCAGATTAATGTAGGCTTAGGAACCGGCACCAAAGCAGAACAGATTGCACAATTGAATCAAATCCTTTTACAACAAAAAGAAGCATTTCAACTACAGGGCTTCCAAGATGGGGATTTGGTTAAACTTTCACAGATCAGATATACTTTATCCAGGATTACCACGTTACAGGGTTTCAAAACTGCTGATGCATTCTTTAATATGATTGATGATGACAGAGAAATACCAGAACAAGAAGCTCCACCCGACCCGGCATTGATTAAAATCCAGGCGGATACTCAGATAGCGCAAGAGAAAAACCAGATTGAGCGTGAAAAGAACTTGATGGACGCTCAGATTAAACAAAATGACAATGAACAGGATAGACAGGTTAAGATATTCCAAGTTACTCAAGAGCTACAATTAAAGGCTCGTGAACTTGGTTTAGAGTTTGATTTCAAGACCGCGCTTGCACAAGCCGAATTGCTGTTGAAGGAAAGACAGATTGAAGCCAATGAGCTTGCAGAAGGTACAAGGATGGGTGTTGACTTTGCAGAACGTGCCAATAATATAGGTTCAGGCGTGAACATAGGGGGCGAGATTGCAGGGTAGAACCAGCACAGATTATGCTAAGATTATCGCCCGTGGTCGTGATGCTTATCAGGATTACACTTTAGTTGAAAAAAAGATCGCTCAGTTTAAAGAATCTGTTCATGATAGTTTTATAAAAACCAAAACCAATCAAGATCTTGAAAGACGTAATTTATGGCAGGCTTTACAAATTGCCGATATGGTATTAGAATACCTATTATCTGACATACGCGAAGGGCAACACGCCATTGAGCAATTAGAAGAGATTAAACGGGTTGGAAAGCCCACATAAATTACGTCTTTCAAGATCTTGATTGGTTTTGGTTTTTATAAAACTATC